GGGCAAAGGCGCTATCCTGCACCAGCCCTTGCAGCTCTACCGCGCCAGACGTATCGCCCATGGCTGCAAGCCGGGGGATCAGCTGCGCTGCTTCGGCGCTCACATCCTCACCATTGCTTGCCCGCGCTTTCAGCGTCTGGGCGGCTTCTGTGATTTGTCCCTTTTCAGCCGCTGCGGCATGTTCTACCGCTGCCGCGCCGCGACGTATCTCTACATCGGCGCCATTGCGCAGCTGGTCAATCTGCTGCGGATCAAGCTTGTCATCAAAATGACCGGCATCGAGCATCGCCTTGGCCAACTGCGGATTGGTGTCATTCAGGTGATTGATGAAGGCGATGCCATATTTCTGATCGATCAGCTCGCGCTTGGCCTTCTCGCGCGTATCCGCATCCAGCCCCGGCATGGCATCAATCGCAGCATAGCCCAGCTTGACCTCTTCAGCATAGGTCTTGGCATCAGGTGCCCGCCGCACCCGATTGGCTCCGATGTCGGTCAGCGCCGCGATATCCGTAACCGATTTGGCCGTGCGGTGCGCTGTCTCGAAGGATGCCTCGCTGCCATGAAGCCGCGCAGAATATTCGGTCCATTGTTCCACGGCCTGCTGGCGCACGGCATCATCGGTGATACCTGCCAGCAAGCTATCTTTCGCGGCCTCATTGGCCTTGCCAATATCTTGCGTATGGCCAGCTGCACCGGGCGCGGCATTGCTGCGCTTTTCCAGTACAATATCATCCATATTCTGGCGGTGCAGGGCAAAACGATGGGCAAAATCAGCCGCCTCATGCGATGCCCTCTCGCGCCGATCCAGCTGATAGCTGCGCAGCTGGTCAGCATGCATCTGGTCGCCCGACTGCCCCAGCGCGCTGCCAATGCCTGCGCCATACCCCTCAGCCCGCGCCAGTGGCATCGCCGCAGCCGCTCTTGGAGCTACCCGCTGATCATATCCCGCTTCAGAGGGCATCAGCGGATGCCCGTCACAGTGATGCCCCGGCTGAAATCACCATAACCACCCGCAGCGGCGCTGGCCGCCGGAGACTGGCCGCGTCGGGCATCGGCCCAATCATTGCGCATCGCAACATATTTCGAACCCGCGCCAATCAGCCCTTCCACCAGCCCCAGTCTGCCTTCGCGGCGGCGCTGATCCCCTTCGCTGCGCAGCGCACGAGCCTTGCCCGCTGCATCACGGCGCACCTGCATGGCATCCAGCGCGGCATTGACCTGACTTTCGGTCAAGGCATCCAGCGCCGATCCGGTGCCGGGCATGAAGCCATTGGATGCTTGCGCGGCCAGCTGCTGCCCAATGGCCTTGCGCGCTTCGCCCCGCACCTGCAATTCCTGCGCAGAACCGGCAATTTCCTCTTCTCGCGCCTGCGCATACAACGCGGTCTGGTTCTGCTTGCCCGCCGCATTGGCGGCAAGACCCTGCACCAGATGGCCACCAATGCCCAGAATTCCCGGAAGCGCGCCGCCAAATAACTGCATCACACCATCTCCAATAGGGAGACATGAGCCGGGGAAACAGGTGCCTTCGGCACCTCGGAGCCTTCCGGCCCCCTCGCGGGTAGCGAAGATATAGAGGCCGATGGTCGAACATTAGTGGAGGCGACCAACTCAAAAAGCATCACGCTTTCACCCGCAGCGCCAAAGCGCCGCAGCAGATGCGCCGCCTTCAATCCCAACAGTTGTGCCCAGCGGCATTCTGGTGTCGGCACTGTCATGGCGAGCGTCACAATCTGCGCACTATCCAGATCAGGGTGCGCCGCCAAAGTCTCCTCGATGTCAGCCGCGCGGGCGTGAACATCAAGCCGCGCCAGCCCGCAACCTTCCACCTGTGATTTTACAAAACGGGTCAATTCAAGATGGCAGGCGCCAATCCCGCTGGCCAGAATGGCCCAGCCCACGCCTTGCTGGCCGGGAAAGCCTTCGAATATGCCAAAGCAGGCCACCAGACGTGGGCCACAGAAGCAAGACCATGCCACCGGCTGTCCTGCCAGAGCTTCGGCCTCCTCGCGGCTGTACGCGGCTTTCAGGCCCAGTGTCAGCTCCTGCGAAGGCTGCGCCGCAATCGCCAGCAGATCATCCGCTGTAAGGCTGGAAAATCTCAAACCTTCATACATCTTGCTCATCCACTTCAAGGCTGAGCATGGCGGCGGTGATGATCGCCGGAAGCGGCGCGTCAGAAACAAACCGCACCGCTCCATCTCTATCATAGCTGGCATCAACCCGGCCAAAGGCATCGCCCGTGAACAACGGGATGGGTGCATCCATCGCTGCATTGGCCGGGCGCTCAATAATCTGCTCAAGATGCCCGGTCGGCGTGCCCACTTTCAGGCCCACGCTATCGAGCAGGCGCAGCATCGCCTTCCGTACCCGCTGGGTCAGCCCCTGTATGGACCCCAGTCGCAACTTGGCCTCTGGCCGCAATGTCACCGCCACCGCCGTGTAAGACAAACCTACAATCAGCGTATAGGGGCCGGATGGGACATTGGCTGGGGGCAGATCAAGCGTGCCATCACCTCCCACGCTCATCCCCGGTATCACGCCGCCGCCCGCCAGCACCGCAACAGGCTGGCCCGCCAGATGGTTGAGCCCGCTAAAATGCGTCTGCCCGCCAGTCGCAGCCGCTTGGGTGCCGCAATCGACAAAAAATGCCTGATCAGCGGCATCGCCCGACTCGCGCCATGCCGTCTGCCGCCAGATTTCACGCTTGATGCCACTGGGCGAAGCGCGGCTTACCAGCAGCCACAATTCGTCAGACTTGCCATCCTCGCCAACAACTGAAACCGCGGAAATCGCCTGCGCGCCATAGCCCGATGCGTTGGCCAGAACCGTGCGGGTAAACCCCTTCATCTCTGCCCTGGTATCGGCATGGCATACCAGTTGGCCATCGCCGCGCACGGAGGCGAACAGGCCAAAGGGTACCCGCTGATAGGCCAGCTGGATCAGCCCGCCCTTGGTGATATGCCGGGCTGCCGCCGTCAGATCGACCGCTGTATAACGGTCCCGGGCAAAATCATAACCGGCAGATCGCAGCCGCCGTGCGCCGCGCTCTACCGATATGGTTTCAGTGCCAACCTGCACGGGCCAGATCGGCTCGCTGCCATAAAAACTTTGCGGGTCCGCAGCGATATTGTCGCCAGATACTGCCAGCGCCGCATTGATCGCGCCAACCGCCAATTCCTTGCCCGCCGTGCCAACCAGCAGCTTGCGGTCTACCGCCACCCATAGCGGAGGATCCTCGGTGGCAATCGTGCGGCGGAATGAAAGGTCCGCCGCCAACGTGCCGGAATTTGTGGTACTCTGGAAATTGACCGTGCCGCCGCCAAAGTCGCCCACAACCGAACCGTAAATATCATAATTTTTGAAATGCACTTGGCGGCCAAAGCCATGGCAGACCAGCGATGGCCAGCCCTCCGCTGCTGAAAAGGCGCAATGCGCCCAGCGGTGCGTCGCCAGCGTTATCACTTGGTCAGGAAGGCGCTTGATCACATCGGCCGTCACCTGTGTAGGGCTGGTGAAGCCGGTGATTTTTACCGTGCCATACCGTTCATGCAGATAGGACCATTTGATCCCGAACGGCCCCTTGGCATTGATCACATCATTCCGGCCTTGGCCATCCCACTCGCTGCCGCTGGCATGGATAGGCACGCTGGAACCAGTATTGCCCGCTGTCGCCGCCTGATAGGCCTTGCCATCGCTGCGCACGATGTCACCGATCACAACACCGGCCATGCCCGGTTCCCACACTTTGATCGTGGAAAAATCCTTGGCCTCTAGGCGGAATAATGCGCCAACATGGCCAGCGGCAAAGATCGCGCTGCTCGCCGTCACCGTGATCGCGGCACCACTGGCGGCGGAGGCGCTCACCGTCACAGCTTCATCGCTGTTCTGATCCAGAAACGGGCCATTGTTCAGCACGCTATTGGCATGGGTGAATGTGATCGCCGTCGCCCGCGTCAAGGCTGCCGGAGCATAGGACGCATGATCGATATACAGCCGGTCATAACTTTGCTGCAAGGACAGACGCGGTGCATCGGCGGCGGCATAGGGCGTCACCGTTTCATACGGCACCCCCGGCGATGTCTCGATGCGGCCCCCATTGGTATAGAACCGCGCTTTCAGCTGGCTCCATTCAATAACATATTCCTGCGTGATCGAAAACCGGAAGGCGCTCAGCCAGCTGGCAGTTGGCGCGGCATCGCAGATATATTCAAAGCCGGGCCGTTTCACCAGCGGCCCCTCATTGATCGCCGCGAAATTCTCACACAGCGCAAGTCCATAGGCGTAGTTATCGGTATCAACCCGGCCAGCCATCAAAGGGTCTATTTCGCCGCCCAAAAAGGCCGGTATCAGATGGCGCAACGCTGCCATCAGGAAAACCGCGCCAATATCCAGTCGCACTCTTCCTGCTCAATCGGCGGGTTTTCCAGCGCGTCCACACCCTTGGCCGCATTCAGCGCCGCCATATATTCCTGCCCGCCCTGCTGCTCACTATAGTTGGAACCAGCGATGCGGCGGCCACACTTCATCGCCAGACGGCAACCAAAGGCCTCCGCCGCCAGATCATCCCACAACGCCAACTCCGCCACATCCACCAGACAGCGCACATAGAGCGGGCCGGTGATGTTGCAGAGCACGCTCTTGCCTTCAAGCTGGTAATCGGTGCCAACCTCAGGGCTAAGCACCTCGATCAGGCGCAGACTTTCACCAGGCAAAGGGAAGCTGGCGGCAAAGGGATAGGGCACACCGCCGCTAAGAGATTGTGCTGCAAGCTGAAAGCGTTTCATGGCAAAATTCCATGATCCGTCACGTATCGCAGCGCGGCGCTCAATATCCCATACGGCGCGTAACGTGTTGGTCACCAACAGATCATCGCCCAACGACAAAAAGCGCACTTCCGCGCCCAACCGCGTTGCGGCAATCTTCGCTACCTGAGTTTCCGATGCCACCTGCGGCCCCTACTTCATCAGGCCTACAATGGTGGCCATGGGCCCTTCTGAACCTTGAACTGCAACGCTTCGATCATCAGTACAGCCTGTCCTTTGGTCAGATTGGTGTAATCGATATTCAGCGACATTGTGTCGCTTTGCGCCTCGGCAGACCCGACAGCCACCGCCACATCCTGAAGCTTGACCTTGCCGCGCTGCACTGTGAATTTTGCCTGTGCCATGCCGGACTACTCCTTGGCTTGTTTTGATATTTGGCGAGGAGCGCGTTGTTTTCGACGCAGCAGCAGCTCCCCGCACACGACCACCTCAACCAGCCCGCAAGCCGGTCGAAGCGCCCGAATTACTTCACGCTGGCAAACTCCAGATCGAAACTGGCCAGAACCGCACCGCCCACACCGCCAACACCCAGGGTAATCCAGATGTCCTCGTCAGCCAGCAGCGCGCCATCATCCAGTGTCGATGCCAGCGGGCCCAGCACAGTCGGCAGATTAACCGCTGTCAGCAATGCTGCGTTTACGTATTTGGCCGGGATCGCCAACGTGCCAATGCTGATTGTGGTTGTACCAAAGCTGGTGTCCGTCGCGGCATAAATTCGCCGCAAATGATCACCAGCCCGCAACCGGCCAAGGAATATCTTGTCACCATTGGCCCAGGCCTGTCCGGCCACCTTGGAGGCAACCGTCACGCTTTCCTTGGCGCTGACCTGACGGCCATCGGCCTTGGCCGCTGGAATGACGGTGCCATCCGCCACACCCACTTGCTGCAATGCATATAAATTAGCCATCGCCGCTTATCCCTTCACATTAAGAATGATGCCGGACATGCCCGGCTGCGTGCGCGTGGCCGCCACTGTTGTTCCTGCAATCACTTGTACAGAACCCAGAAGGTCAAGGCGCTCACCAATCAAGGTTCTTATACGCTGCCAGTAATTCGCAACGATCCCCGGCTTGACCCAGAACGGCGTCTTGCGGAAACCGCTGCCATCGGTCGCAAGGGCTGGAACTGTGCCCAACATGGCATTGTCCAGCTCCATCTGGATGAAGGTCCAACCCAGCAGACTGCGCAGCACGCCATTCACGGCTTCGCCGCCATAACTGGCCTTGAAATCTGCACTTGTGGCGGGAACTTCGCTCAGCAGCTGGGCATTGTCGTCCGCCGTCAGCACCATGAACTTCTGCTGATCCGGATCAACATAGCCCTGCGCCAGCAGCTTGTTGGCTGCGATCAACTTGGCCACATTGATCTTCTGGTTGCCGGCGGCGCCGCCTTCCGTCACTGGAATGATCTGCCCGGCAGCAAAGGGCGTAGTCACCGTGCCATCCTTGCCGCTGATGATCGACCCATAGAAGCCTTCAAGAATACGGCGATCACGGGCGCGGTTGATGGTGCCCGCGCCAGTCATCACAGACGTGCCTTGCAGATCTATAGAAGTGCCGAGTTTATCTGCATTATCAATCAAATCAGGATAATAGAGTTCATTGGGCTTGGCGAGCCACACGCCATCATAAGTGGCATTGTTGAACTTTGTAGCGCCGTGGCGCTCATCCGCTTCCTGCGGCATAGTATTGCCGATCAAGTCTTTGATCTTGACCTTCTCCGCGCTGGCATCATCCTGCACAGTAACGGCATCTTCGAGCTTGGACTTCTGCTGTTGCAGCACCATCTCAACATTATTTTTGTATTTTATCTGCATGGCAGGAGTGACATTGATCGACATGGCCGCAGCCCTTTCGTCAAAACGGTTGATCCGGTTTGCGAAGGGCTAAGGGGCCAAAGGCCCGACCTTTCTATCGTTTAACGCCTGCAATCGGCGGCATGTATCCACTGCTGGGCCCGGGACGTCATCGCAAACCGATGCCGCTAAGCCAGGACTTGAAGCCGGGAAAATGAGTCTTTCCCCGGCTTCTGTCAACCCCCCTTTAGGCAGCGGCGCGTTTGCGCGCTTCCCACTCACCAGCAGCTTCATTCAGCCGGTTATATCGCATGTTTTCCGGCGTCCCCGGCTGCATCGCTTTGCCCAGCCATGCGCTGTCAGTTTTCAGCTTGTCGATTTCAGCCTGCGCCGCCGCGCCATCAATTCCAAACCGGCCCTTACCGCCGGTGATCATCACATCTTCCTGCATCCCCTCGCCCAGCTTGGCAAACATCGCCAATGCGCGGTCCGCTCCAATAGCACACCGTATAGCTTTGGCATCTTCGCCCGATAGACCCAATGATGACAGCGCTGAATTGATCGCCGCCGTGCGAGCATTCAAATTCGCGCCCTGTTCCTTGACCCATTTATCGGCCAACTGCTGCTGCTCCACGTCGCCATGCGCCACTTGGTCCAGTTGAAGCCCTACAAAATCATTGATCAGTCCCTGATAGGCGGCCTTGGGTATGCCATATTTCAGTGCGCTTTCCGAAAGCCTACCCAGAATACCATCATCCAGCTTTACATCATGGCCATCCGGCCCCTTGACCACCGGCAATTCATACCCCTTGGCATCATCGGGCACACCCGTGGCCTTGTGGAATGCTTTAACCTCTTCCGGTGTCGCACCTTCGCCGGGAACCTTGATGCGCCCGCTTTCGCGTAAGGCCAGCTGGTTATCCCGCGCGATCTTGGCCAGATCGCCAATATCCTTGGCCTGTACCGATTTCACCCAGTCGCGCAGCGAAGCCTTTTCGCCATCGGCGACATCGGCAGAAATCTGCGAATACCAATCAGGATCAGCACCGCCGGTAATGCCATCACTACCGCCCGCATCGCCTCCAGCTCCTTGTTCGCCGCGGCCCGCTCCATCGGCAGCAGCACCGCCTCCAGCTCCAGCATCTGCGGCAGCAGCCGCGCCGCCCAACAGATCACTTGCACTGCCCGCGCCTGATGCGCCCGAACCAGCGCCAGCTGCGCCATCATCACTCAATGCCATCGTCTAACTCCATAAGTTTCTGGACTGCTGCCTCGTCCAGGTTGAGGAAATTCTGAACCCGCATAAATACCTCACGCCGCCCTTCGCGGCGGGCCATCACTATCGGCTCAAGGTCAAAAATCGTTGGCCGATCGGCAAAGCAAAAGCTTCGTAAATCAGCCAGAACATGCTCACCAACGCGCCGGAAATCGCCATTCTCTCCGACGAACAGCCAGCGATACAGCCAGTTTTTGGGCACAAATGCTGATGCGAATGCATCCTTGAAGCTCTGTGCCATGCGCAAAGCCCATGCGCGCATCTGGTTCGCATCCGAAGCCATTATGCCGCCTCACTTAGCTGGCCCGCCTTGGCCAGATCCAGCGCCGCACCCGATGCCGCTGTCAGCTGCTCCGCCTGCTGCGCCATTTGCTGATCCTGCTGGCGCTTGGCCTGAATAGCGGCAACCGTTTCGGGATCGCGGATCAGGCTGGGCCTTACCCCGATCTCCTCGGCACTGGCGCGCAGCGCGGCCTCAACATTCACCACATCTGCAGCCGGTCCTTCGGCCAGCGTATTGATGGCGGTAGCCACTTCCACAAAGCGCATCGTTTTACTGGTGCTTTCAGCCCGTGCCATCGCCGCCAGCGGATTTTCATAATCAATCATCGGCCATGCTCCGGCCTCAATCACTTCAGGGGGAAAAGGATCAATCTGGCCAGTACGCATCGCCAGATCAAGATCACGCTGAGTCACCGGATGCTGCTTCTCCGTGGCATAGCGGTTGGCAAAGGGCCGTACCAACACGCCCTGCTTCGCCATCACTTCCAATACTTCCACGGTTGTCATGCGTGAATTCGGATCAGTCAAAATCTTGTAAAAATCTTCAAGAAATCCGTCCTTCACCTCTTGCCGTTCATCCTGAACCATCTCCATGGCATAAGGGATACCGCCTTCGCCGCCCGGCATCCGGTGGACCAGTACACGCCCGGCATCATCAACCATGCCCGGGTTTAACCCGCCAGCCTTGGTCACCATCTTGGTAACCGCTGCATCATTATTGAATAGCAACGCCGGGTCGATTGCCTTTTTGCCAGCACGAAGCGTATCACCCTTCATGGCCTGTAAGCCCTTGATCGTCGTCAGCTTCTTGATCGCTGGACTACGCCCATATTTCTCGCCGGGGCTGGTCGAATGGCGCGATACCGATACTGGCATGGTGAAATAGCCACTGCGGCGCAGATAAATCTTTTCATCCAGGGCCAGCCACCGCGATGCTATCGGCATACGCCGCCAGTCCATCGTATCCAGATCCCACTCGCGGTTGGGCGCGACGATGTGGATCACCTCAAATTCGGTATCATATTTATCTTCGGCCAGCGCCTTTTGCATTTTCGGCGTCAGCGCTTCTGCACCAAAGAAATCGGCCAGATCACCCACGCGCTTGCACATATGGCCGTGATGCATATTGACCAGCCCGGCAAAATCGACATCGATGTAGCTGCCCGAAAGATGCAACGTGCGATAGAACAGCCCCCGCCGGTCCGGGAATACGTCCGTCCACATGGGCGATGTGCCATAACGGCCCAGCTGATCCCAATCCTCATTCGCCGCCACGCCGAAGCCGGTATGCTGCGCATGGCGGATCAGATACAGCCGCCGCCCAGCCCGCTCGCACCACAGCTGCACGCTGCGATACTGCATCAGATCATCATCAAAGCGCGGGCGGATATAATCCTTCTCTTCCGGCGTCGTGATCGCTACCCCAGCGGCTGCAAATCGCTCATTGGCGGTCACATGCGTGCTGTCAAAAACCTTAGCCCCGCGCACACCGCCCGGCGTCATCGCATTGAAGCCGCCTGCACCATCCGTAAATAGCCCGTCAATATCGCGCCAGCCTGCCTCATAGGGCATCCGCTCACTTTTCAACCGCTCGAAAGTGCGAATATCATCCTTGACCAGCGTATCATCTTGGCCAGTTTTCTCCAGCACATCCACCATGGCAGCATTCCTTTACGGCATAAAATTCAGACATATTCACAAAAACCCCTCCCCTGCACGGGGAGGGGGAAAGTCAGCATAGGCCTAGAAAATCACATCAGCGGCAAGGTTGACAGCCATGCCTGCGCCAATCTGCAACACCTCAGGCCGCGCGCTATAGGCTACCAGCTCACCATCCAGCAGCAGGCCATAACCGGCCAGCCCATAGGCACTTTGGCCTTGTGCCGGGCCATGCACCAGCAGTTCTGGCAGAACCAGCGCCAGACCATTGCTGCGCGCCGACCAGGCATCGCCAGAGATGACCAGAGCGGCAATACCAGATATCTCATGTGCGCCGTCAGAGAAGGCCAGTTCAACTGCGCCTGCTGACTGGATCAATTCCAGCAGATCAAGCGACGTCAAGCTATTCGCTTCATCCTGATCTTTCTTCATCACCAGCGGCGCAATCTTGCGGGGTTTTTTCAATGCTGACGCAGCCTTGGCTTTTGGCGCAGCGGCCACCTTCTCCGCCGCTGCCTTCAAGGCGTCACGCTCAGCCGTAACCTCTGCCAGTTCGCCGATCAGGCGCTCACAGCGATCTTCCAGCTCGGCCACGCGCGCGCTCTGGTCATCTGTTGCCGAGGCAATTATCTCAGCGTCAGATGATGATGAAGCTTCACCGAAGGCAGCAGCGCCAGTCATTGGCATCGCCGGGTCCAGTACTTCCACATCCTGTTGCACATCACTCATGTCATTCACTCCTAATTGCCGAGGACAAATTTGCCGGGAGTAGCCAACGCCGCCTCAGTGCCCGTTGTCCCATTGATAATATCCGATGCTGCGCCCTTGCGGCGGCGCAACTCATCCTCGCGACCAATCGATGCCGCAGCATCATCGCGCGTTGCTTGCGGCAAGGCCTGCGCGGAAACGGCTTTCTTGCCGCTGCCGCCTATCGCCTTCGCGGCCACTGCCGTGCCAATGGCAGCAACACCGACAGAGCTAAAAATTGCGCCAAGGGCCGCACCGATCAATTGCATTCAAACCTCCTGTTTACGCCGCAAAAACATCAAATTCGCTGTCATTTATGATCATCGCCGGGTTTACTCTGGGCTTTCCGCGAATGTCTGAAATCACAAATTCGCCTTCCAGCGCCGCATATTGCTCCGCATCGGCTACATGGGTGTAAATCGTCTCGGCAATCTCAAGATTGGCGCGGATTTCACCAGTACCCAGCTGCTCTTTCTGATAACGATAGCCACCGCTATGCGCCTTGATCAGATGGCGGCAACAAGGGTCCGCGTAATAGCCGCCGATGGAAGATTGCGCCTGCCAGATCACCTCATTACGCAGCCCGGCCACATTGCTTTTTGCTTTGTAAATCCGGCCAAAATTCAGCGCTTTCTGGCAAGCCAGCACCCAATCATGCTCGCTATCCTCACGATCCTTGGCCGCGAATGCTGCGGGGTCACACACGAAACGCACATCATCAGGCGTGATGCCAGGGAAGTGATCAAGCAACGCTTGCCGCAGCTTTTTGCCAAAGGCCGATGGCCCGACTTTCAGCAGCGCCTTGCTCTTGGCTGCAAGGTTCGCCACTTCCATCAAAGAACGAAACTGCCCCTGATCAGTTCGCTGACAGGCCACCGCAGCCGCATAAAGCCCCTGATCGATCCCCACGATCAGCTTGCGCCGCCGGTCCCACACGCATTCGCGCACATGGGTTGTATAGCTGAACTCGGCATTGACCGGCTTGCCATGCATCAGCGGCACTGGCTTGTTATGCACCATGCGGTCAACATAGCCCGGCTTGTGCCGGTTGGCGGCCACCTGAAGCACGTAATACCCCCGGCCATTGTGCAGATTATGCAAGTTTTCGGCAGTCGGCTCCATGCCGCCGGGCTGTACAAAAGTTTCAATCAGCGGCCTGCCGCCCAACGCATCGGCCAGATCAATCCTGTCCTGCTCGGAAAGACCGCCCAATTCCTTATCGAAGGCCAGTTGGTAAGCATGGTTTTCAATGTCAGGCATGTTCATTGATATGATGATCTGCGGATCAACGACCAACGAAGCATCAAGGTCAGAAAATCGGCCTATCCGGCCTGTCAGGAACGGCACCAGATCTTCCGGTTGCAAATCAGCCTCATCAACGATCACCGCATTGACTTCCCAGCCACGGCAAGCCTCTTCCACTGTCTGGTCGCCAATGGCCCGGAACTCGAATTCAATATCCAGCACATCAATCGGACGGCCCTCGCCATCGCGCTTGAGAATTTTTCGAAAGCTATGCGTAAACGGCGCAGACCAGAGGAATTTACCTTCGCTTTCCGGCACCACATTGAACCAGCTTTTCAGCGTGGTTGATTTCAGGCTGGGATAGCTTTCGCGGATCACACCGATGCGCGCCTTGCGCCAGATCACGCCGTTGTGATCCTTCACCCCGCCCTGCATCGCCCCAATACGTAAACCCTTCTGAAGCGCAGACATGGTTTTGCCCGAGCCTACCGGGCCAACGATATTCACGATGAAGGCGCGGCTCTGCATGAACGCATCAGCCACTGGACCGGGCGAGCGCAAACGGCGGCGCTGGATGGGCGCGATCATTCCGGCATATCCTCATCATCAAGCGCCATGAAGTCAGCATCAACAATATCGGCGATTTCAGCCGCGCTGTGCGTCACCCCTTCAATAAAAAGGTCAGACACCCCAGAGAAGGTCATATCGACCTGCACAGGCTTTTTTCCGTGCCAATAAGGCATCATCAGCTCTATCATGCGCTGGCGATGCTGCTGCGCCTCACCAAAGGTCATCCGGCGCTTTCCGTCGCCAGCCTCAATACTCCGCTGGATCATCAATTCTTCAGTTGTTCCGATAATCCGCATCGCGGCCACTGCCGGGTCAGGCCCGAATTGCGAAAGATACGCCACCAGATCATCGGTGCGGCGATTGCGTGAATTTTTTGGTCTTCCTCGCCGCGCGGCCCGCGCCGCCTGCACCACTGTCAGATGGCTGGCATTTGCCCCGACTACAGCCCGCGCTTCCAGTATTTCCTCAGGCAGCAGCGGATCAAGCAGGTCCATCTGCTCCGCCCGCTCCCGCGCCTGCTCGACCAGCGCCCGGCTATCGCGCATAGCGTCTTTGACCACAGATGCGGCACCATGGTCAGTTGACACAGGAAACCCC